AACAGATTCTAACTCCGTTGTCATCGGATATCAAGCAGTCGGTCTCGGCGCAAACAAGACGGTCATCGGCACATCGTCCACGACAGAGACCAAGTTGTTCGGTCAACTTACGCTTGATGCGACCGCTTGCATCTCCGCATCATCCGCAACTGCGCTTGCGCTCAAGACAGTAGTTCCCGCAGGAACAGGCGTTACGCCGACGATACAAATCATTTGTCCATCGTCGGCAACGGCATTAACAAGTGGAACTGCTGCACAAAATGTTTTTTCTCCAGTTGGCTTTGACACAATATCTGTACAGGCTGCAACGACATATATGTTCGATGGTATCTACATCATCAGAACAACAGGAACAGTGACGCACACAACCTCAATGAGTTTTGCACTTTCAGGAGGCGCAAGTATCACCAACTGTTCATGGACAACTCTATCTTATGTGTTGAGTTCTACGCCTGCTGCACCTTTGACAGCGCAATACCATAATTTCTTTAATGCCGTTGCTGGTGGAGTTTTTGTTGCGACAAATACAAATGCGTTTGTCATTGTAAAATTTGAGGGCATAATGAGAGTTAATGCTGCTGGAAATGTTGTGCCTCAAATCACATTTAGCGCAGCACCAGGTGGTACAAACACACTTGATATTGGTTCGCATCTCAAGTTTTACCCCATCGGATCAAACACAATCGACAGCGTTGGGACTGCGATCTCATGACGCACGCCAAGTCCTGCCCATGCAAGAATTGCAAGGATGCGAAGCCACCGCTGTGGTGGATCGACTTCACCGCAGAGAAGCAGGTCATCGTCAAGGACGGCATCACCGAGACATTCGAGGCGACCGAGGCTCGAGCCGTTCGTGCATTCGCCGAAGGCATCCAAGCCGACATCGACAAGGTGATCGAAGAAGTCTCACGCAAACTCTCCGCATCGATCAGTGCAGGTGACACGGTGACGCAGCGACAACTTGAAGAAGTGCAAGCAGCACTCAAGGCCTCGCAGAAGAAACTCATCGACGATCTCGCCAACACGGCCAAGCCGTATGCACAGACAATCGCAGAGGCTGGACTCTCGCAAGGCGCATCCCTTCTGCCCGATGGATCGTTCGATCTCGGGCTTCTCTCTGGCAAGGCTTCCGAGTTCGTCGTGCAAGCGACCAACCGTGCAGCCATTCGCATGGCGCAATCAGTCAGCGACTCACTCGCCGAGCGTGTGTCGAACATCATCCGTGTCGGCATCGAGGAGACAGCGACAGGCACAGATGTCATCGGGCTGCTCGAGGAAGCAGGCTTCGATGAGAACCGTGCGCAGACGATCGCACGAACAGAGTCTGCTCGTGCATACACGGATGGACAGAATGCAGCGTGGGAGGCGAGCGGAGTCGTGAAGGGCAAGACCTGGCTCGTGTCTCCGTACGCTTGCGAGTTCTGCGAAGCCGCAGCGAAAGAGTTCGGCGAGAAGTCGGTCGGAGTGAATGATGCGTTCTATGAGCGAGGCGCAACGATCACGGGCGCAAGTGGCGCAACTATGGCACTAGACTTTGATGACACGAGCGGACCGCCTCTGCACCCCAACTGCAGGTGCAGTTTGCTACCAGTAATTGACTACGAAGGACCAGACGAATGAACCTACAAAAAACTTGCAACGCAACATTCAAGGCGATCGGCGATGGACTGACAAAGTTCACGGCGATCATCACAACGCACGCAATCGACCGAGATCAGGATGTCGTGATCCCGTCCGGCATGAACTCGAAGGAGTACGAGGATAACCCCGTGCTCCTCTACTCCCACGACCCGAACAAACCTATCGGAATCATGAAGACGATGCGCCGAGGCGAAGCGTCGATCGATGCGGACTTTGAACTTGTGCCCCGACCTTCAACCCATGAGGGCGAATGGTTTCCCGATACCGTCGGCGCACTCATGAAATTTGGCGCACTGCGTGGCGTGTCGATCGGATACATGCCGCTCGATGGCGGCGTGCGCAGGGCGAGCAAAGAAGATGTGACCAAGTACGGCACAGGTGTCAAGCAGGTCTACTCAAAGTGGAAACTCCTCGAGGTGTCCGTGGTCTCGATCCCGAGCAACCAAGAGGCGTTGATCAATGCCGTGAGTAAGGGCATCGTCAGCACGGCAAGCCTCAAGGCTCTCGGCTGCAATGTGCCTGACCACATCAAGCTTGCGCCAGTTGTGATCGAACCCAAGCAGATGCACCGTGTGCAGATCGTCATGCCTGCGTATGTCCAGTCTGACATCACCGACGCTGCGAAGGTTGCGATCAGCAAGATGCGTGGACAGTTTCGCTGACCCGCCTATAGTCAAGTCATACAGGTGATTCGGATCGGTGACCCTACCAGGTCGAACGAGTGACTCGAACTGCGGCGTAGTTCAATTCATTCATTCCCTTATTAGGAGACACCACATGAAAATGTGCAACATTGAGACTCTGCGAAAAAATTTGCAGGCTCTCGCAAATCAGGTTGGATCGAAGAAGTACGAGACCTCCAAGGCTCTCGTCCTGCAAGATCTGATCATCACGGACATGGACGGCAATGTGCTCGATCCATCCACAATCGACTATTCAGTCGAACTCATGCCGACAGGCGCAACCGAAGATCCCGCAGTCGAACTCGAAGCAGCACCAGTTGCTGATGCGAAGACGATCGCAGACGAGGTCGCCAAGGCCGTCAAGTTGGAACTCTCCAACAAGGCAGCCGCTCACCCAATCACAACCCGAAAGGAAATCAAAGTGCAAGGAAAAATTTACTCAAAACTCAAGAACTTCAACAACCAAGACGAAGCATTCGCCTTCGGTAGTTGGGCGTTCGCATGCATGGGCTACAAGAAGTCTGCGCAGTGGTGCGCCGACAACGGGATCATCACCAAGATCGCAAACATCGAAGGCAACAATTCAGCGGGCGGTTTTATCGTTCCAGAAACCATGGAGAACACGATCATCACGCTTCGAGAAAAATTCGGAGTCATCCGAAACCATGCTCGAGTTGTGCCGATGACAAGTGACATCCATCGCATGCCACGACGAGCATCGAATCTGACTGCATCGTTCGTTGGCGAAGCCAGTACAGGTACTCAAAGCAATGAGACATTCGATCAGGTCAACCTCGTCGCAAAGAAGTCAATGGTTCTCACGAGATTCAGTACTGAACTCTCTGAAGATGCCGTGATCAACTTTGCCGATGACTTGGCTGGAGAAGTAGCTTTTGCACAGAGTAAACTTGAAGATCAGTGCGCATTCATCGGCGACTCAACCTCGACCTATGGCGGCATCACTGGACTTGCAAATGCAGTCGGATCTGCAGGCGTTACATCTGCAACAAGTACAACTGCATCCACAATCACGCTTCAGGAAGTCATGTCAGCATTCGCAAAATTGCCACAGTACGCAGACAACGCAAACACAAAGATTTTCTGCAACAAGTCAATCTGGAATGCTTTGTTCTTGCGCATTGCTTATGTGTCAGGTGGAAACAATGCGGTTGATTTGTTGACTGGCTCTGGTCAACTTACTTTCGCAGGATATCCAGTTGTTCTCACTCAAGCCATGAACGGCTTGCAAACAACTGGACAAATCATGTGCCATTTCGGGGACGCATCGCAGGCAGTCTACTTCGGATCTAGGCGGGATTCTACGGCAATCGACTTCTCGAATTCCGCATTGTCGGCGTTCGAACAGGACATGCTTGTCTATCGTGCTACGACTCGTTGGGATCTTGTTTGCGCAAATGTTGGTGATACAACGAACGCAGGTTCAATGATCACTCTCAAGACTGGTTAATCCACACACAAAAGAAAGAAGGAAAATACTATGGCTATGAATTTACAAGGTATTAAACATGTCGTTGCAATCGCAACGCAATCGCTCGCAACCAATGCAACCGCAACTGGTTCTTCGATTGACACAAAGGGTTTTGACGAGTTGCAAATTGTTCTTGTTCGTGCAACGCACGCATCAGATGCAATCACAACTTTCACGATTGAGCAGTCCGACGATGACAGCACCTACGCAACCGTCACTGGTTATGTGCAGGGAACTGATTACACCGTGGCTTCAATCATCGGTGGAACAAGTCAGGCGGCTGCACAGCCTGCCGTGTTCAATATCGATCTTCGTGGCAAAAAGCGATATTTCAGATGCAAAGTCACGCCAGCAACAAGCACATCGCTTGTCGGCGCAACTGCAATTCTTGCTCGTGCTTCAGCAGCACCGATCACAGCGGCGAATGCCAACTGCACACAGTTGGTCAACCCGTCCTGATTCGGTCTCAAGTTTCAATCCGCAACGGCTCGTACTCGAAAGGGTGCGAGCCGTTGTCTTTTGTCGTGGTATGTTGCTCTGCATGAAACTTGATCTTGGATGCGGGACAACTCGGATCGATGGATACACACCGTGGGACTGGAGCACAAATAACGATGTGCAGTTCTTGCCGTTCGCAGATGGATCGATCGAGGAGATCCGTGCGAGCCATGTGCTAGAGCACATCGAGCGACCGTACTTGCTTGAAGTCGTGCAGCACTGGGTTGACAAATTGCAACCAGGTGGAATCTTGCGCATCGCAGTTCCTGACTTTGATGAGATCATCAGGCTCGCTGCGCTTGATCGTGATCAGGAGGATCAAAGCGGCAAGCCGTTTCCTTGGGAAGGCTACATCATGGGTGGGCAGAGCGACTCGTTCGATCAGCACCATACTTTGTGGAACGATCCAAAGTTGCGCCTGCTTTTCAATCAAGTCGGCATCACGGAGATCATGTCGTGGAAAAACAGCGAGCCGATCGACTGCAGCGATCTTCCGATCTCGCTCAACCTCGCAGGTCGCAAACCGTACGCAGTCGGCGAGTTGATACATCCGCCAAAGTATCCCGACATCCGTGGTGTGATGACGATGCCGAGACTGACATGGACCGATACGATGTTCTGCTGTCAGAAGATCACGAGCGCACTCGGCATCGAGATCACGAACTCGTCAGGCGTGTTTTACGGTCAGGGCATGCAGCGCATCCTGCAAATGCTCGCACAGGACACGAACATCAAGTGGGCTTTGACTATTGACTACGACAGTTTATTTGACTGGAAAGACGTGGTATGTTTGAAAGAGATCGCAGAGCGGGACAATTTGGATGCGCTTGCTCCGCTGCAGTCAGGTCGTGAGCGACTCGCTCCGCTTTGCGTCGCTTCGACCAACTGGATACCTCGACGCATCAACACGCAAGACTTGCAGCAGGACTGGTTCGAAGTCTCGTCAATGCACTTTGGATGCACACTCATCCGCATGGACTCGCTGCGCAAGTTGCCCAAGCCGTGGTTTCTTGCAACCCCAAATGCAAACGGCGACTGGGAAGGCGACAAGATCGACGACGACATCCACTTCTGGAAACAAACGCAGAAGGCGAACTGGAAGATCGGCGTGACACCGAAGGTTTCGATCGGTCACATCGAAACGGTCGCAACATGGCCTGGACCGAAACTGCAGTCGTTGCACCAGTCGACGCACAACTATCTGCGCAGCGGCAAGCCGTGGTATGTCAAGAGTCGTGAAGGTTGGCGCAACGGACCGCAGGATCAACCGCCCGAAATTGTCAAGCCTGCATAGGATCAATTATGGCAGTAGGAACATACGCACTCACGACACTTGCAGGACTCAAGGCGCACCTCGGCATCACGGTCAGCACATACGACACGATCCTCGAGCAGTACATCGATCACGCAACTGCGAAGATCGAGCGGTGGATCGGTCGGCAGATCAAGGTGCGCAACTACAGTGAGTGGTACGGCGGCAACGATGTCCGATCAGTCAGGGTCAAGCAGTACCCGATCAACAATGTTGTCGGCGTATACACAGGACTCACGGCTGCGCTCACGATCGCATCGACCGTGTCAAGCGATATCCGCCTGACGGTCTCGATCAACACCGATCCACTCGGCACGGTTGCAAGTGGCGCACTCGTCCCTGGTGTCACCTTGACACGCACGACCACCGCAGGCACGACGACGACCAACACGCTGCTTTTCTCAACCTATCCCGACACAACCTCGCTTGCCGCTGCGATCAATGCCATCACGGGATATAGCGCAACGGTCACGACTGCGATGCGATGCGCCCAGCTGCATCCTCGAGCCGGTGGAGACATCAAGATGGCGACCGTCGTGCTGACAGGTGTCAATGTCTCAAGCGAGTTTGTCTACGACTCGTACCTTGGCATCGTCACCATCCGTCAGGACGCATTCCCGACGATGGGGCAACACAACGCACGATTCCCAAGTGCGCTCCAGTCAACGCTGATCGAGTATTCGGCAGGCTATACAACTGTGCCTGACGACATACATCAAGCGTGCCTTGTGATCGCAGGCACGATGTACTTGAGTCGCAAGTCGGACACATCGCTTCAGAGCGAGTCGCTCGGCGACTATTCGTACTCGATGGCGAGTGCGGATTCCTCGAGGGCGATGATGGAGGACATGCTCGGCAGTTGGAAAGAAATCCGATGAGCGTCGATAGTCTCATCGATCAGTTCGGGCAGAGCCTGACGATCTACACTCGAGCAGAAAGCGTTGATGCAGGTGGCGCATATACCCGTGTCTATACAGCGTCGGCAACGATCATCACGGTGTATCTGCAGCCTGCAACGCCGAATGAGGCAATGCTCAACGGTTCGATCCGTGCATCGACAAGTCTGACCGCATATGTTAATGCGGTCGACGGGACAAGTTTGGCAACTGGACAGCGGCTTGTCGGTGGCGATCCATCGATCATGTATGAGATCACAGGATTCCGCCGACCCGATATGCGCAGCGGTCCTGACACGATGGCATATTTCATCCTTGCGTTGACAGCGGTCGAGGGCGAGTCATGAGCGCATCGCACAACTTTTCCGCTGCGGACATCATCTCTGCAAACATCGAGGGCATTGAGCGTGGCCTCAAAATTGCGATGATTGAACTGCAAGGGGAAATGCGAGAAAGATTGAGCAAGAAAGGCAGCGGCGCAGGATATTTCGGAGGCTCGAAAGGCAAGGGATATTTTCGCACTCGGTCCGCACCAGGTGAACCTCCTGCCGTTGACACAGGAACACTGCGCAATTCGGTCCAGTCAAAGCCTCAATACATTGCAGGCACGGGCATGACATCGATCGTGCTGACAGGACTTGTCGCAGGAGTTGACAAGGATGCACGCATTCCACGGTGGCTTGAATATGGCACGCCGAACGGACGCATGAAGGCTCGACCATTTATCACGCCATCGATCAAGGCTATTCGTCCAAGCGTTGCAGGAACTATCGGCGATCAGATGCAGCGATCGATCAAGAGAATGCAAACTCGAGCAATGAAGGCAGCACAATGAGCCAAGTCATCCTGACCACGATTTACAACAAGTTGACGGCAGTCACAACTGCAGGCACGGTGTCCAACCTTGTCGGCGGCAAGATCTACCAACTCGAAGGACCACAAGGCACGGTCATGCCGCTACTCGTGTATGCGATCAGCAATGAGGACACGACGACCTTTATGTCGTCGGCAACGCAGTCGATGCACACGCTCGACTGCGCCTTCACCTTCTACTTCAAGCCTGACTCGTCCGTTGTCACG